GAATTGCTTGTGGATTACCAGATCCATCAGTTAGTTCAAAGTCATAAACCCAAGTACCAGCAGGCAAAGTAGCCATAGTAGCTCCAGAAACAGTTACAAGAATATCACCATTTACACTAGAAGCATTAAGCGTAATGTTAGTAGAACTAACAAGATTAAGAAGAGTAGTAGAAGAGTTAACTGTCTTACGAACCTGCATAGCAGCAGAGTAGCCAGAAAGATTGGTGCCAGTGCCATTAGTGGCAATGTTAAAACGAAATCTAAACTGTGAACCTTGACGAGCTGTAATGTTATGTGTACCTGTAGCCATTATGTTTTACCCTCAACGTGATGTTCGATGTGTTTATCTAAACGGTCTTCTACTTTATTCAATTGATAGTTAACACCATCAAGTAAAGTTTTAATTTCAACAACTGTTTTAGCAATATCTGGTAACGATTTGCCACCATTTGCATTTGGTTGAATCGGATACGTATGTTCCCGAATAAAATTCTTCAAAGGAATCACAATGAGCCACTTGCCTAAAACGATTGCCAAACTGAAACATGTTGAGATAATCCCTACTATTGCTGCTTTATCTTGTATTGTCATTACAAAGCCGTCACTTCATAACCAGCAGCAGTTAAGTCAGCAGCTTCAGCATCAGAAACATTATGAGTATGACCACCCATGTAGTACACACTAGCCATAGCAAGATCATCTTGAGATGGATAACGCATCTCGTAGTACTCGCCGTCAATCTTTAATACGCTAAGCCCCTTACGGAAACGCATACGATTAAATAATCGATGACCTGTGTCTACACCTTCTTCAATATATGGAGTAGTAAACTTATACATGTTTATCCTTTGCTAATAAACTAGCCCTACCCCCAGTATTGCTACTGGGGATAAGACTAGCGGATTAGAATCCTGAAACGCTAGATGCAGTTTCGAGACGGTAAAGAGCTTCTTCACGGTATACCTTGAAACCAAGGATGCCGTACCAACCGATTGGACGGAAGCGGTTGAGCTTGTCAACTACTGGACCAATAACGGTGTGTGGCTCTTCTGCCACAGCCTCTGCAAGAGCTTGCTGTCCACATAGGTAGGACGAGTAAACTCGTACGGTCTTCTGCAACTGACCATTGGTTGCAGGGAATGCTAGGGTAGCACCTGCAGCAATAGCGTTGTTGATGATCGTAAAGGTGGTCGTGCTTGGAACTGTCTGTACCTGGTATGTACCACGAAGAGCAGCAGTAACTGCTGAACCTGAGATAACAATCCAGTCACCAGCCACAAGGCTGTGAGTAGCAGACGTTACAGTGATGACAGTGTTGCCATCAACTGATGTTGCAACTGGAACAGTAGAAGTACCTACAACAGCAGTAGAAGCAGTACCTTCAGCAACGGCTGAAAGGCGTGGAGATTCTACGAAGTAAGCACCTTCAAATGAGCCAATTTCACCAGCCCAGATTTCACCGTTTGTTTGGTACTCGTGAGGAGTACGCCATGCACCAGCACCAGTCTCCTTGCGGAGGTCGTGTGATACTTCTGGGTGAACAGCAGCGTAGTACATTGAACCCTTGCGAGGTACAACCTTGTTAGCACGAAGCTTTGCAACAGCCTTACGGATTGAAGCAGCAGTAATAACATCACTGTCGGTGATTGCCGAACGTGAAGTACGACCACCTGCGCGAGATACCTGAGTACCCTGCTGTAGTTCAGTCTGAACTACTTCATCAAGCGAATCAGCCATGTTGTAAGCCATTGAGTTTGCAAGCAGTGGGTCTACCTCAGCAAGTGAGAAAGCCTGAAGCTTGCGAGTAGAGATAGCAGCGTTACCGTATTCCTTAAGAAGGATATTCTTAATGAACGGAGTGCCAAAGGCAACTGCATCTAGGTCTGGAGTTTCGTCCAGCGGAGCAGTCTGGCGATCCAAATCACGGAAGATCTGGAGAGAGACTGTTGAGCCAGGAATAGACTGATTAGCAGGACGCTTGTCAGCAATCTGGCGGAGCATAGGAGTGGAACGTAGCTGGAATTCAATTAGACGGTCATAGGCTTGCTGGATAAGACCAGCACCACCTGATGTACCACCTAGAGAGGTCGAGCCAGCACCAGTGTACGCGTTTGTACCTGAATAGGACGGCATAGTTTAATTTCCCCTTATGGGAGTAGTTGGTTTACAATGAACTAGAAACCATTAATCATATTAATGATTTCTTCTGCACTTTCGGCATTGTTCAAACGTGCATAAACATCGTTTGGATCTTCAATAGCCTGTGCAGCATTGGTAACAGCATTAATCTGTCGAAGGACAGTTGTATCTGCTACCTGTTGTGGAGCTTCCTCCTCCACGGTGATGCCAAAGACATCACCATAGTCTTCCAACCATGCAGTGATAGCTTCGCTATCAGAGTCAATATCGGAAGGAATAAAGGCTGCAATCTTAGGATTGACACCTTTACTAGTTAGAACAGAACTGACGACAGAGTCACGTTGGAACTTCCGTAGAGATTCCAGTTCGCCTTCTAGTTCTTTGATACGCTTAGTCTTAGCGCGTTCAGCTTTACGAAGATTCTTAACTCCATTATCCGAGTCATAGTCATCTTCAATATCAAAGATGTCATCGTCTTCGTACCATTCGTTGTTACTCATCGTAACTTTCTCCCATTTCATTTAGTGTAATCGCAGACCACATATTAATTGGGGAAACTAATATGGCTTCTACTACCAGTCTGTTACGCAACTAGGGGCTGGTCGGTCCTAGCGGATTCTATTTAGAGCGAACCTGAACGGGTTCGTTTGAGTGAGCCACTGGTTACACCAGACTGACCCTTAAACTGTGCACGGGCTTGTGAAGCAAGCTTCTTAGTCTTTGCTCCAGCCTGTGTACCAAGGATGTTTTCGGACTCAAGTTCCTTTTGTAGTTCTTCAGGAGCAGCATTTTCTTCGTATATGCTTGCAAGAGTACTAATACCCGCTTTGCGGGAAGCAACCTTAGACATACCAGCACGAGCAATCTCACGATTTACTCCCTGAGAAGAAAGGAATTCTGCACCTAGTGCAGATGGAAGTCCGACTTCGGTTTCTGCAGCCTTGATCTCGGCAATACTTAACTTAGACTTTAAGTACTCAGAACCTTCTTTACCAAGAAGTAAAGTCTTGGTTAGTTCCATATCTGTTACACCAGGGTACATCTTCTTTAGTTCATCAAGTAAAGCTTTATCCTGCCCAGAGGCAGCAGTGTTTACCTTGGTGTAAGCAACGGAGAATCGATCAGAAAGTTCTCGTGGAGATACACTTCCGCTAATCCACTTAGCCTTGTTCTGCGGAGTAGAGAAGTCTTGTGCACCATAAGAAGCAAGAGTTTCTTCATAAGCCTTTTCAGTAGACAAGTACTCTGCTTCAGTTAAAGGCAACTTACCTTGTTTACGCAATTCTTCGTTACCAGCAAAACGTTCTTTGTACTCAGGAGCTTTTCGCAGTTCTGCAAAAATAGTATTTACGTTGTCTTTACCATAACGAACAATTAAATCTTTAACTATATTAGATAGGGATGTTAGATTGTTATCGTAAAAAGCAGTTTGCAAGTCTTCCCAACTAGCCATATTACACCAATCCAAAATTTGATAAAATACCCTGTGTAATGGTATTAATTTCCTCTGTACCAGTCTTGCTCTTTGACCAGTCGTCAGTTTCCCGAACCATTTGCTTAGCAGCTTCTATGTTGAGTGCTCCACCCTTTTCATCGGTGGCTGACATAATCTTTTTCATTAAAGGATTATTCATTGATACCGAACCAATAGGAATGCCAAGCATTGTAGAAAGGGTTTGAGCGTAATGATTTCCAGCAGTAAGGGTTGGGTTGTCGTCACCAATCATGTCTGCATGAGCGGAATAAGTTTTTTTTGCAATACTTGTAATGTATTTCTTTGCCACTTCTTGACTAATAGTTCCCTTTGCAATGCTTCTAACATTGTCAAGAATCCAACTATCAGAAACTTCTACGCCATTCTTTGTAGCCCATTCACGAAGAGTTGTTTCGCTTTCGTAGGCTCCACCAGTAAGGCGCTTATTGTCGCCCTTGCCAGTATAATCAATTTCCGCTGAGAGCATTGTGGAAAGTTGCTCATCAGTCATGCCAAGTTGAAGACTCTTTAGAGTATATTCACGTAGTTCGTTATCTTCTAGCGTTGCACCAACTTTTGCTGCTGCACGTCGTACAGTTTCTTCTCGTTGGTCACGTTGCCTAGCATATTCTTTAGGATCAACGGCAAAAAGTGTTGCAAACTTTCTAGCACTTTCAGACTGTTCTTTGTACCAATCTGTCTCGCGAATTTTTGCAGTCCATGTGTCTGGAGTCCATTCCGCTCCACCTTTTTCTGCAGCCCAAGCTTTTTGAAAAAGCTCTTGCAGGTCTCCAGAAGCTGGATCGTTGAGAAATCTTGCTGTAAAACCAAAACGAGAAGCTACAAGGTTTTGATTAACCCAACCACGATTGTCATTCCAAATATAACCCTTGCCATCTTTGGGTTTTGGTGGTTGTACGTAAGCTTTTTTGCTATTGCTCCACACCCAAGCGTCGCCACGTTTTTCGTCAGTAACGGTGGTTTGAATACTACCACCTGTAGGACCAACCTTGGTGTAAGTTGTTGATTTACCCATTATCTAACTCAATCCCCGTGTTCATAGCATCTAGTACGTAGTTAAAATACTTATTGTAAGCATTCTTTTCTGCATCAGGAGCGGCTAATGCCTGCTCCCTGCCAAGATACTCAACAACACCTTGGTCAACTCCACCACTGACTGTGCTAGTTTCTGAAGTGGTTTCAGAACCACTTACAACAGTTGTCTGTGGATTAGCGCTTTCATAGGAACGCAACTTGCCAAGGAAGTCATTTAGTTCTTTATCGGTTGCACCCCGACCAACGGTCGCTTGGAACAATTGGTCGATAGCAATTTCGTACTCTTCTGGCTTAAATGTTTGGCGCGTTACGATAGTTCCGTTGGCACCTTCTCCAATTTCTGCTTCAGTAGGAAGTTTGCCACCAGTCTTTAAGTATGACTCAAAGTCAATAAAGCTGACATTCTTCTTGTTTTTGTTCTGCATCAACCTACGGTAGTTTGCATTACTAGTAGAAAGCAAAGCCTTGTAAAGTGCATTACGGAAATGTGGATCTAGTTCGTCACCATAACGCATTGACTGTCCAGCAAGTCTGTCCGAACCGTAGGCATTCTTGTTGTAAAGCATTTCTTTAAGTTCGCTAATACCACCAGAACGGCTACTGTAACGCTGGATAATGCGGTCTAGGTAATCCTGGAAGCCAACTGGAGAACCAGCCTTAAAGGCTGCCTCAGAGGCTCCAACAATGCCAGCACCTACGTACTTACCATTAGTGTCGCCAACTAAAGCAATAGGGAGGTCGGTTCCCTTGCCGTTGCCATTCCAAACATAGCCGGTATCGCCAGACTCACCAGCAATTAAACCAATGTTCTTAAGTAAAGAAATATCTCCACCAGTTGTAATGGTGGTTGTATTCTCCAAGGATTGTGTCTTAGCTTTATCGTCTAAACTCTTATTGTCAGCAGGCTTTGTCGGAGCATTTGGATCTACATCAGGAGAAGCAGGGTCAACATTGTAAGTTTTAATGTAAACCTGACGGGCTTGCTCAGCATCTTTTCTGGCTTTCTCAATTTGCTGAGGCGTTACTACGCCACCACCATCTTCACCATACATTTTAATTAAGTTGACATATGTATTCTTTTTCTTAACATAGTCAGTCGCAATGTTTTTTTCTTTGGTCTTTTTATTTTCGGTTGCGCCCTTTTTGTCAAACTTATTTTGATAATTAGCAAGTTTACTACTATATGCCTTTGCGCCAATAGCTCTTTCAGCCTGCTTGTCAGCTACTTCTATAACTTGACCAGTGGCTTTATTCTTTTTGTACCAACCAAACTTTGCATTGCTCATTCGGTTATGGTTCTTACCAACGTAGTAAACCCATTGAGTTGGCTTTGGAGCATTCTTTGCTAAACGAGCTTCTCTTTCAGCGGTAGTCTCTGTCGTTCCAGTTTCGGGATTAATAGGCTTTTGCGTAGGTTCTGCCATTAGATATTCCTTCCAATCCCAACTTGTGCTTCACGAGAACGAGCAGTCATAAGTTTTAACAATCCACTTTCAAAGTACTGCTTTACCACCTTTGTGGTATCGCCATCAATAAGAGTTCTAATCTGCGCTATTGCTTGGTCTTTGTATTGACGCTTAATGTCTGAAGCGTTAGCAGGGTCCATAGAATCAATCTGATTAGCAGTCTGCAAAAAGCTGTCATAGATGTTGTAAGCCTCTATGATTTTTACCTTAACTTCATCAGGTGCATCGCTGTAAGGGTCCTTAGCAAAGGACAAAGCGCCTGCTACGAAGTTTGCAGCATCTTCATTGCTTGCACCACTACGCAAAAAGTTCTCCAGTCCTGGGACTGCAAGCTTCATAATCCTGCGTTTTTCCGTAAAGTTTTGCATGATTGCTTTACGAGCATCAGTGGAACCAAATGGAGTCTTTCGCAACTCTTCTACTTCTTGGTCAGCCAAGTCGTAGTACAGATTGACATGCTTTTGCATTACAATCCTGTCGAAGTAACTATCAATATCTACGTTGTTTGCAATTCCAGCAGCACTTGCCCAGTTCCAGACGCCAGGATCAAACTCACCAATGCTTGGAGCAAAGAGTAGCGCTCCTGCGCCATGCTTCTTGACCATGTCGGAATTCTTGATAGCCCAATCCTGCATTTGCTTACTGTACGAAAGCATTGGACGAATCTTTTCGTCCTTTGTGGATACAAGGTAAGCCAACTTACCTTTGTTCTTGCCCATCCAAGTAGCAAGGGCTAGTTCGTATGGGTCCACAACGTCTGGATGTGACTTCTTTACCTCGTCAACCATCTCGTAGAAGCTAGAACGCATAGACGTAACACCGACATCCTTTAGATAGTCTGGTACGTCAGCAATTCCTTTGCTCTGGACAGATGCAGGGAACACAAGACCAAGCAAAATGCGTGTAACAACAATGTTGTGAGCACTAATACGAAGGTCCTTTAGGTACTTAGCCTTGTCGGTTGCTACTAATTCCTCATCGTAGCTACCGTCAGCACGTAGATACTTAGGGTCATCTAGATTAATACCATAACCGTTTGCTTGATTGTAAGAAATAGCCTGTGTTAGAGCAGATACTTCTTGCTGTGACTTTTCATCTGGGTCAAGAGCATCCCAAACGTAGTTAACTAGCTTTGGAGTAATGGCTTTTCTGAAAGTAATGTTGTCACCAAAGTCACCAAGCATCAGATTGTCAATATCTTCAGCCATATTCTTGGTAGGATCAAACTTACCTAGAATACTCTTGGCAGCAAGTACGGATAGGGACCCCATAGGTCCACTAAGGTACGGAACACCAGCATCTGTCTGGAATGAAGGGTTACCAGCAGTCAATTTAAATGTTAGATTGCTAAAGATTGGCTGGTTAATACCAGCTTCTTCTCCAGTCAGAGCCCGCATAGTGTTATTTACTGCACCATAGATAATATTATCCATAGGCAGCACCATGTACTGTTCGCCATTGTCGTCAGTGTGAACACTGCCGTTAGCAGATAGACCTTGATTCATCAAGCGCAATCGAGCAATAGTTCCAAGACCGTTTTCTGTGGTCAAGCGATATAGACGTCGGTAGAAGTCTTCAACAGCACGGTAGAAACGACCTACGTTGCGTGTGTTGTAGGCAAATACGCTTCTAATCTCTGGATTATCTGCATACCTTAGAACATTATTAGAAGCATCTACCAAGGCTTTTTCTGCAAAAGCAGCAGAAGCCATATCGTTTGCATGTTGACGAAGTCTTTTTAGTTCTGCTCTAGTTTTACCTTTACCAAGATGTGGCTTGTATAAAGAGTCAGCATACTTCTTTTCAAATACAGCGTACTGCTTACGGTATGCAGTATAGTGCAAGTGGACAAGTGGTTGTCTAGTAATACCATCAGTCTGACGGCTAGCCATATCAAAGAAACCAGCGCCAACATTTCGTATGGCATCAGAAATATTTAGAGCATTGTTTTGCGCTACAAGATTAGTGTAGATACGTGCATCTGGAACGTAGTCACCAAGCATCTCTTTGTAAGTCTTGTGATCCAACTTGCTTAATGCAGCCCTATGACCATTCTTTGACTTAAGATATTTAATTAGCCCAGTATTAAAATTCTTTACATCTCCATGAACAACATGGTACAAATCTGTAAATAGTTCATTAGCGTAACGATAAAGAATTTGACCCATAAACACTTCATTGGTCAATGCGTTTGGGTTATTAAGGTATTGATCAAAATGGCGAGACATCTGCATTAACGAACGAACGTTTGCTCGTTGCATTTCTCCAGTTTTTGTTTGATAAAAAGCCCAGTCTAAAATGGTGCCATTGTTTACAAAGCCACATTCTTTCATGAATTCAGTGATTGCACCATCCCAGTCAAATCTACCTTCTTTTTCAAGACTGTACTTAACAAAGATTTTTCCTGGATCTATAGCAATAGACTTATCCTTTAAGAAAGCAAATGGAGATGCAGTAAGTCTACTGACCAACTGAGCGTACATCATTTCGTGCGCTTCAGACATTGCAATCATCTTAAGATTTACAGATGTGAACTCTGGACCAAAAGCCAAACTAAGCTCTTCAAGCATTTCGTCAATTTTTGTAGGCAT